ATAGTTAACTCCCCCACGATAGGCTTGCGTGATAGCAACCGACATCAAACCCGTTTTAGCCTCTAGACGCTCGATCAGCAATACGTCCTTTATATTATAATCAATATACTTCTGATGATCGTCTACATACATATGATGTAGAGACTCGAATTCTTCAAGCGATATCTTTGTATCACCAAGAATAACATTAGCGATATGCCCAAGCTTAAAGTTTTCTTGAGACTTATACTTCGGCGACTTCTTAATTAGCTCCATGTAATCCATGTCAGCTATGCCGCCGATCTCATACCGCTGAAGCTCTTGACCTTTGATCTTAACTGTTCGCTCAGATACTATACCGTGGGGCGATAGCTTCTTTGAAGCATCTTCTCCCAGAATCGACAAGATTCTGTTAACGAGATATGGGATATCAAAGAATCGGCTATTCCATCCAGTGACGATATCAGGGCAATGAATAGGGGACGACCAATGCGATAAAAACTGAGTCAATAATGTAGACTCATCTTTACACTGGCGATATTCTATCTTGATGTTGGGGTAATTTTCATAAAGCTCAGACTTAGCAACGGAGTAGTCTTTAGTACCCCAAACAATAAATGTATCCCCTGTGCTAGCTTTTATACCTATCGCGGTAACAGGGTAAGCGGCATCTACAGGCTCGGGAAACCCTTCAGCAGAATAGACTTCAATATCCAGATAGGTAATATTGATAACAGTAGGATCGAACTTAATGACACCAGGATAGCGCTTCTGAACATATTGAGCAGTATAACTAGTATTACCGTATATATCATAATTAGGCGTATCTTTATACATTTCTATGAACTCTTTAGCATCAGACATAGAACCTAATTCTATAGGCGAAACGCTCACGCCATCGAGGGCAACAGTAGTTGAGTCGCCATCGGGTACATACAAGGTAGGTTTGAATTTAATTCGTTCTTGGGTGCGATGACCGTTTTTATATCCACGGTATAGAAGAGAGTTGCCATATCGCATGACGGAAGTATAAAATTCGATAGTGTTCTCCATAATAAGAAAAGGCGCATAATAGATTATATTATACGCCTTTTTGATTCAAAAGTAAAGCTTTATTTTAGATAATTAATGAACTAGTAGCGCTTAGATCAATCTTAGATGTTGACTTAACATAGTGATCCGACATTTCTGTTATCGGCTCGAACATAAACAAAACTGAGTCTTTATATACAAACAATGTATCACCTTTGAGATACGGTAGCCAAGTAGCAAAAGTCAATTTGTTATCTTCGGTAGGGAGCAATATCAGTGGATTTTTTAAATCCCAACCCTCGCGAGGGTTCCATGCTACTTTTGCGATTAGTTCTTCGCCTGATGTTAGTCTTACCACGTTAACTGTCATTATAATTTCTCTCTTAATATACGTTCAACTTCAGCAATTGTTTGAGGTTGTTTGGATTCGATGTAACGGTCTAAGCCATACGAGTCTATGCGGTGTTCTGCGACAGACATACGGCTTCTCATTAACTTAATTATTACTTTTTTCAAAACTCGTTTGATCGAGCACAACTTCATTTCTACTTGACTCCTTGATTGGGGTTGATGATAAGGTGGATTGTGTATGCGTGTCACCGACATTAAAATATACAGCAAGCTTTTCTTTTACATCTTCTTGATGTATATCGATCGTTAATATTCCATCTTCAAGCATACACTCAGAGACAAAACCGCGCTCCGGCATCTCGAAGGTGCGGTAAAATGACCTGATCGGTATGTAGCGCTTTACATAAGCTATGGTTTCTACCCCATTACCGAAATCTCTTTCTACCTTGTTATCAAAATCTTTTACAGTGTAAACGTATAATGCGCCATTATACGTTTTTATTTGAAAGTCGGTTCGTTTATATCCCGGAACAGCAAATTTAATCTGAAAACTATCATGAAGCTTAATAACATCATGATCGGGGAATGGAATAGAAGAAGAGTCTTTGTCTGTCTCGCGTAAGATGTAGTCGAAACCTTTCATGTTAGTATGGTTCATAGTCATTTTCGTCTCATTATAAAGATGGATAGCTTTTTCTTATTGGGTAAAGGCTAAGATTTTGGTTTCGGAAACTACAGCGCCTTGAGTACCCCTTTCAGTGATCGGCGCTGTATCACCCCACTTAACGTAGCAGATCGCCCCTACAGAAGAGATTTTACAATCAGGGCCGATAGCCAGAATCTTAGCAGGCTTTAGTCCAGATTCAACTTCACCGGTCAATATGATGCCAGAGGCAGTGGTGGTTTTACGTTCTACTTGAGTTACAAATACATTATCATACGTTGGTGTCATTTCAGTTCCTTAATTTAATTCTATTGATTCTAGGTATCAATTTAACCTTTTTTAATATTTTGAGCATCAATCCACAAATTGGCGGCAGGGCTTTTAGGCTTAGTTTTGGTCCACTTCATAACTTTCTTGTACGCAGATAAAGTCTCTGGTTCGAAGTCGCTCCCATCAGAGTTATCTATAATGATAATATTACCTCTGAATAAAGATTGAAACTTACCGATATTATTCTGGACGCCGCTCCACATTTTTTTAACTAAATCATCGTCTAGCGATCTGGTCCTGTTTCGATTTCGTTGTAGCGCAGTTTCGATATCTGTGTTGACGAAAATCATTTGAACCTCATACCCTAGTTTTTGGAGTTTTTCGGTTTGCGCTTTTATCTTTTCGAAATCTTTACCTGTCCCATCGATAATCAATCCTAGACGACCTTTTAGCGCAAAACCCATCTGTTTTGCTGTCAAAGTTTTTGCTTTTGCTCTTGCCATCTGGCCTTCAGGAGAAGATATATCTTCTGGGTTAGGTTTTAAGTCGGCTTTCTTTAAAGCTGCCTCGAAAGCCGTATCTGAATTAATTAGTTTCAACCCTAAAGCCTGAAGTGCGGTCTTGCCTACGATGAATGATTTCCCAGAGCCTGGACCACCTGCTAGGAATACGGCTTTAAATATAGCGGGGTCATTGACACCCTCTTCAAGTTCTAAAAATGTTTTAAATGAATCCACTTAGTTACCTATATTGTATTTTGTACAAAGTTCCCACTGGTCTTTGTCTTTGAATGAAATAATTTTTATTTGTCGCAGCGGGGCGATGTCTTTCGCTTGCTCCACATTAACGATATCTATAAGGCCCCAATCAGACATTAGCGTAGTTATAGTATTACGTCTTTGTATATCGTTTTCGAATAAATTGCTTGGTTTCCCGTCAAGTAAAAATAACTCCTTGAAGTGTACTATAAAGTAACGACCTTGTTTGTGTAGTATATGACAAGATTGAAACAGCTTATTGTCTTTGCGAGACGCAACCCCAATACGGGTTAACGTTTCTCTGACTTTTAGAAAGTCGTCAGGCTCATTGATGCTAATCTCTAACATCATTGCCGGAGTCCATTCTACTATTTTGTTACTTTCTTCTACCCCCATGGGACACCTTATCTTTTAGATTATCAATTTGTTCATCGTTTAATAAAGTCAAAGCTTGACGCGCGTGTTCATTACTATAACCATAATACGCTTTAACTACTTCGAGGTCAGATATCTTATCGGCTTTATGCCATTTAGAGAATCTTTTACCTTTTCTAATACTATTTAGTAAGAAAGAATATTGTAGTTTAGAGTCGGCATGATGGAGCCCATTCATCGTATTAGCATATAACACAGTCTCTCTAAAATATGATAAACCTCGATTAACCATAAACCCAACATATTGGTTTTCATCATCAGAGTCTTTCATTAAGTCTTTCTTTGTCAAGTTGATGCTATTTAAAAAGTCGAAGGGGCTTACTTTACCCATGTAAAACTCCTATTAGTGTCTGCATACGCATCACATCCATAGCAACATCGTGCGAAGGATTATGCGCCTCAAACCTATCCTCAAGGCCTTCTGGAATGAAGCTATTTCTAATGTTAGCGCCACTAGCCATCCCATCGATATATGAACGAGTGTCTTTAACATTCCAAAACTTGTATGTTGCTTTAGCGCCTATCTGACGAAGATAGATATCAGTCACACTTGTATCGAGACTACCTCGCGACCAGATAACGGTTTTAGGGCCGCAAAGTTCAGCCATAATGTCGCCGAGGCAATCGATGGATAGGTCCGTGGAAAGTGGGGTCAACTGACTTTCGCGTACATGAGCGGGTAAAGTACCCCACCATTCGAGACATTCCGCCTCAACCTTTCTTCCGTATCGATTTACTTGGTCAGTTACGTTAAATTTGTATTCGGTAGCCGAAGCAACAAGGGCCTCAAACGTATATGGGGCCTCAAGGAAGCGGTCAGGATTAAAGGCCAATGTTGCTAGGCTAACGACTGGAAGACTTTCGTAATTTGTACCCAAAGTCTCATAGTCATATATTACGTGATCACTCATTATATAAACTCCACATCTGACATTATTTCTGTTAAGCATGCTACCATATTGATCTCGTGATCGGCAACAAAAGCATTCTTATATTGATACTCTGCTATAATTAACACGAGCTGAGGTATAGAATGCGGCTTCACTTTATCGGAACACGAGTCATACACTTTTCTGAAAACCGCTTGAGGTTCGATATCGATATTATTCACTACCCATTTACGCATGGTATTAAAATCTTTCGATTTCAAAGAATCAAAAAGCTTATTGATATTATCCTCGTTTATGTTCACTAGTACACCAGAATCTATAGTACCACCAACAGAATATCTTTGAATCTCACCTAGCACTCGACGCCAATCTGGAAAATGTTTTTCGATAAGCGCACCTAGGGCCTTTGGGTGATATTTGATATCATTCTCGTTAAGAATACCTTCAATTCTTTTAAAGAACCGCATCGCGATAGCAGGGCGCTCTTTCGGTGGCACAGCAAACTCGATAGGAGGGCATCTAGAGTGTATAGCAGGAATGATACGATTCTTGAAGTTACAAGTTAGAATAAATCGGCAATTATCGCTAAACTCTTCGATAAAACCGCGAAGCGCAGGCTGAGTCGATTGAGGGTTTAAGTAATCGGCCTCATCGAGTATGACAACCTTTATACCCCCACTAAATGAGACAGTAGACGCAAACTTCTTAATCTTACCGCGAAGAGTATCAATGTTGCCCTCTTCGGAACCGTTAATGATAATGTAATCTAGTCCCATTTCGTTACATAACGCGCGGGCAACAGTAGTTTTACCCACACCCGCAGTACCAGAGAATATCATGTTTGGTAATTCTTCTTTCTTTAATATCTTAGTGAATGTCTGCTCAAGACCCTCAGGTAAAATACATTCGGATATCGTTCTTGGTCGATATCGTTCTACAAATAAAAACTCGTCACTCATATATTAATCTCTCAATTTATTTACTACGCATATTATACTATACTTCATCCTTGAAGTAAAGAACTATTTAACCAAATAGCTGTTCATATAGGCTTTCGATTTCTTCTCGTTCAGTTTGAACTTTAGCAAAGGATTGCTTGTGATACATTGTCGCGAGCTGCTTAATAAACTTTTTATCGACGCCAGTATCTTCGTTCACTTTCTCTATAATACTTTTTTGATGCTCGCTTTGCGCTTTACTTAGAGCCATGCTGTTGCTGATTTCTTTGATAGCGCTTTCTAACTTTTGCTTATCTTTCGGGTTGGTAATCATCTCTAATATTCCACTTAGCTGTTCTTTGGTGTTCATTGACATTATGTCTTTTTCGGCGTAATCGATCATACTATTTTATCTCACTTAAAAGAGGATGACTTCTCAAGAGCAACAAAATACTCGACAGAAGATAAGGTGTTAGAGAACTTAGATATTAACTTAGATGATATTTCAACAGCGTAATCTCCTGGCACAGCAAGTAGCCTTAGATTAGCGACACTAAACACGAGATTAAAATCGCCTTCAACTTTGCTACCGAGATCGATAGTGAAAGAGTTCGATGTTTTATCCTTAACATCTTTGGCGACAGCTATCAGATTACCATCATCAACAGTAATCGATAAATCCGATACTTTAAGCGCCGACACCGCTCGTCGGATATCATTAAGGTTAACTTCAGATAACACAAAGCTGACATCTGCGCTCGGCATCTTAACATCTTTGTCTGGGCTAGTTAAGATTTCTGGGCTTGAGAAGTAGTATTTTATCTTGCTCAACCCTTTAGATATCACAACAAACTTCATATCGGGATCAAAGTTTAGATCGGGGTCATCGAACATGCTGAGCGCTAGTAAGAATTCTGGGAGATCGTATATACCCATCGTATCGGTAAACGTTTCTTCAACAGTAGCATTTGCTAGTATGTTTTTAGCTTCGGCCATAGTCTTAATCACATTGCCGGGTTTAATGACAATATTAGAGTTAATTGCTGAGAAGTTCTTAAGGACTTCAATTGTTTCGCGCGACAGTTTCATTATTAATTACCTTAGTTTATTTAATTTACAAAGCCTATTATACGCTATTAATAGTGATAAGTAAAGCTTTTTTTTATCGTATACTATCTTGATTTTCGAATGGTTGCATACGGTCACGGTCGTGTGTAGCTTCATGTTTACGCGCTTCGGTTTGCCTCATACGATTCAACTGGATTTGCATCATAACTAAGTAGCCAATCAAATCAGCAATAACGTCTTCTCCAGCATCATTTCCTCTTACTAGGCGCGACAGTTTGTCATCAATTCGAACTTTCAGCTGCTCTAATGAATCAGCCTTCGAGAATATTCTCACGGGATTTAGGGCTGCATCGCCGTATGCTTTATTTTTACCTATAAGAAGATTTTCAGTTTGCTTTAGCGCTTCCTTGACTTCTTTTGAAAATTGGGCTGATTGTTCTTCGTCTTTCATCTACTTCTCCGTTGGTAATAAAAAGCCGTTGCGTCAACAACGGCGATAATATGTATTAGTTATTAATTAAAAAAACTATCGGCTATAGCCTGATCAATACCTTCTGAACGGCTATCGGCAGATTTCTGAGCAGCAAGCTCCTCAGCTTCTTTTGCTTCACGCGCTTCTTGAATAGTAGCGTCAACCTTGCTATAAAGGTCAAGAAAGCCTTCTTTGACATCGTCATCAAACCGATTAATACAAAGCTCGATAGACTTTTCACGATCGCGGAAGATAGCGTATGTTTGAGCGATCTGACACAAACGACGAGTTGTAATCAACTCTTCTACACCACCGTCGTCGTAAGTTTTACGGATAGTGTCGGACCAAATCACTAGCTTTTCAGCAAAGTGTTCATCAACGCAATCGAACTTAGACATATGTAGGCTTAGAATCTTGCGCTCAATAGCAACGGTAGGGTAAGGTTGGTTAATCGTAATGCTAAAGCGCTCAAGGAAAGCCTCATCCATAATAGTCGCAGAGATAAAGCGACCATCTTCAGAGCCTCGACCTTTAGTGTTACCCGTAGCAATCACGTTGAAACCTTTCGCAGGAGTAACGACTTCGCCAGTTTTTTTAACTAGAACAGGCTTACCTTCAAGAACGCCTTGTAAAGCCATGATCTTATTAGAACCACGGTCAATCTCGTCAAGAAGTAAAATAGCGCCTGATCGCATAGCTTTGATAACAGGACCGTCGGCAAAAACTGTCTCACCATTAATTAAACGGAAACCACCGAGCAAATCGTCTTCGTCAGTCTGCGGATTAATCTGAACACGAACATATTCGCGCTTTAATTTAGCGCAAGCTTGCTCAACCATCATAGTTTTACCGTTACCAGACAAACCAGATACGTAGATTGGAAAGAATGTTTTAGAAGCAACGATTTGGTTGATATCTTTAGAGTTACCCCAAGCAACATAGCAAGGGTCGATTTCTGGGATATAAACATCTTCAGATGTGATAGTCTGAACCGACTTGACGGTAGGCGCTACTTGAGCAGCGGCAACAGGAGCAGCAACAGCAGCTGCGATAGGGGTAATATTGCTAACAGCAACGCCGCCAGCCTGAGCGATAATGCCGCTCATATCGTATTTACCGAACTTTGGAGACGGAGCAGTCTTCATCCAGTCTTCGATTGCGCCGACAGTTAAGCCGTTCTCTTTTGCGATAGGGATAATTTCACGGATCGAAAAAACTGATTGATTTGGAAACTCTATACTTATTTTTTTAGCAAGTAGAGCAAGGCGTTGGATGCGGTCAAATGTATTCATAATGTAATCTCTCAAGTGTTAATCTATTTAAGTATCTATTATATCGTATCGGCTGTCGAAAGTAAAGAAGTTTCTTAGAATATTTTAGAATTAAAAACTTTTTTACTATAACGAACAACTTGCTGCGCGGCACCCTCCTTTCAATCAATTAAGTATTAATTATACCGTAACTTGTGTGATAAGTAAAGATATTTCGAAAGTTTCTTAGACTAATTAGAACTAAGAAACTTTCCTTTTATTACGAAACAGCGATTGCGAATTTCGTGGCCAGCGCTCGGTTGCTCTTCTTTGACTTTGAGAACTTCTTAAAAGCACGAGCTATGTCTGCTTTTTTAGCATTATCTTTAACAGCAAACTCATCGTCTTGAGCCTTAACGTTACCGTTAATAATGAAGAATGTATCGTACCCTTTAATATTCTTCAATGCTACGATTTTGTCAGCATTATACTCTTTGACATAAGGCGTTGTATCGTGAAGGTCTAAGTGCGTAAGCTTCATTCGTAGCTTACCTAAATCAGGGACAAGGTAATATCCGATGACATTAACACCCGACTCGCGAATCATATCGAGAAGATCGATAGTCGCTAAGTCGGCGCGCAAAAAACACTTCTTGTAGCTATTACCTATTTTCATGTAATCACGCGGCGCACTACTCGAACTAAGATTGCGGCCCTGGATTTTGCCACCAGTTTTGCTATAGTAAGCGCTTGTAGCACCATCGGTAATAGCAACAAAGTTTACTTTCTGGATGCCGTGCTTCATTTTAAAAGCTTTTAACGCATCGTGCATATAAATCAAAGTCTCGTTAAGAGGAGTAGTGCCGAGACGATCTAAACCGCCACCCATAACGTCATACTTAGCATAGGTGTAGAATAACATTTTTGCTGCTTCGTTGAACTCTTTGTTAGTCATCGAAGAAGATAATTGAGTAACAATTCTCACTTGGTCGGTATTAATGTAACTGCCACCGTTAACTAGTTTAGCATCTTGTTCTGCTATCATCTCGCGATTTTTGCGACGGTTTTTGTTATATTCCGTGACACCACCGTTAGAAGTGAAAGAATAAATATCGAATGGGATGTTAGTTTTCCTACAAAACATAGCCAAGACGATAGCCTGCTCAACAACGCTCTTTATCATTCTGGCCATCGAGCCAGAGAAGTCGATGATTGCTACCATACCATGCGATTTAGCATCAGCAATATTATTGTTTCGCAAAAACAAGTCTTCGGTAAATTTGTAGTTGGCGAGCTTTGTAACATCTAGCTGGCCTGACTTAGATTCTGTAGCACGAGATTGCTGAAAAGCTGCTTTTCTCATTTCGAATTCGCGGCTCATCTGAGAAACTATCTTTTTGTTATCTTCTAAAAACAACAAGTATTCTAGCTCAACTTTATTCATTTCTTGCTTTTCATACCATGTAGCTATTTGGTTACTACATTCTTCGTATCGAGTCTGGCGCGACTTCATAATCTCTTCGCTAGAGATAACATTAGAATCTTTAAAAGTCGGTAAGAGACCTTCGCAAACGATAGGCGTTTTACCTTTGTCATCTACCTCAACAAGCTCCTCTTCCATTTTACGAAAAGTGTCGTCGGTGTAAGTCTGCTCGTCAACAGAATCTTCGTCATCAGTAAGCGAATCGCTTTGCTCACCGCTTGATGTTTTACCTTGAAAAGGTGTCTCACCTTCATCAGAATCTTCGTCAGAAGCTTTTTCAGAAGCTTTTTCAGAGTCTTCATCAGAAGCTTTTTCAGAGTCTTCATCAGAATCTTCGTCAGAATCTTCGCTTTCTTCAAGAGCTTTTTCGGAATCTTCGTCAGAGTCTTGGCTTTCTTCAGAAGCTTTTTCGGAATCTTCGTCAGAGTCTTGGCTTTCTTCAGAAGCTTGCTCATCTTCTTCAGATTTATCTTCTTTAGGCTCAGGCTTGGTTTCTTCTTTCTTTTTATCTTTTAACCAAG